GTATAAACAGTGGTCAACTGCCCGATGTCAGAAAACGCGGTGTACAAGGCCATCTTTAATGTGTCGGTCGCCAAGTTCTGCCCCGCTTGGAGCATCTCTTGTTTAAAGCTGTTTGTGAGTCCCTGTTGGATAGGCATTACGGATTCACCTTAATCTTAGCCTGACCATCGCGGTAAGCATCACCACGCTCAAGACCTGTACCCAGACGATTCAGTTGTGCCAATGCCTCGTCGTACTTACCTTTGTAAGTCGCCATCATGTCGGTCTCGCCCTTCAAGAACACGTAGGCTTCCAACATCGTGCCATACAGCAATACCGGCGAGTAGTTGTCGCCAAGCCATGAAGTACCCGCAGTTGTAATTGACTCAGGGTAATAGTAGTAGTGCAACTCAACGTTGTAGACAGCGTCAGGTGTTGGGCCAAGAATAAAGCTCAACTCGTCCGTAATAACACTAGTAACAACCGTAGGGCCAAATAAAGCGTAATACTGTGGCAAGCCAGTAGACGATGGGTTTGGATACGCCGCCCGAATGTAGTTCACATCCTTGTTCAGCAAATACTCATAGTTGCCGCTGCCGTCAATAACCGCCATCGAAAAAACAGACAGGAAGTCGGCTGGACAGGACAAGTACTTATTGCCCGATGTGGTTAAGCCTGTGACGTTCTTACGCAGCGGCGGAATTTGAACCGTATTGTATATACGCTCTTCTGCTTGGGTAATAAACGTATTGATCTGTTCAGTACCGGTAGAAGTAATGGGCGGATTCGCCCCTGTAACGCTTGTCCACGTATTTGTGGGGAAGTCGTTTTGCAGGTAGTTCTTAACGATAGTGAACAGTTCGGTATACGTCATGATTAACCCATCGGACCACGAGCCATTACGCCTTTAGTTGCTGCGCCAGTACCACGAATCTTGATACCAGTTGTTTTTGCTGGTTTAATGTTACCTTTGTTGACTGTACCTACGCCAACGTTCAGGCTATCCATATGGCCTACGCCAGAAATCTCGTTCTGTGTAGATTGCGCCGTAATCTTTTTACCGTCCATAGTATGTGGCTCCGCGTAAACCGCAGCTTGGCCTATTTCTTTGCCACCCTGCTTTTGTGAATATTTAGCCATTATCGACCACGCTGGTTCATTGCACGAGCCATGTTACGGCCCATCTTTTTCATAGCTTCGCCAGTCACGCCGCCTTTAGCCATGCCTTTGTGCATCCGTTTTTCGTGAGCCTTAACTTCTGCCTTGGCTACCTTCTTCATGCTGTCCATATAGACTCCTATGTAATGGTTACACTGCTTACTATGCCACGAGAGGTCAAAGCATTCGGCGTTAACCCCACATCATTCCCACTTGCCCCACCTATCGGTGCCCAGCCCCACTGAAATATTCGACTACCACCTGACGGGTCACCAAAGTCTGTATTAGTCGTAAGCTGTAAACCCGTATAGCCCGCTTGTTGGTAGCTGTTATCCCGGCGGGGTTCCCGTACTGCTTGTGGGTCGTCCACTGGATACATACCTAACTGCAATTGTGGCTGGTCTGGTTCCCAACACGTCGGGCACACTTTAATACTGACCTGCTTAGTTTTGATCGTCAGCTTTTTCAACTCCTTCAGCTTGTAGCGAAACCCGCAGCGGTCACATTCTGCAATCGAGTTTTTAGCTGAACTAAACCTATTGCCCATAATTTAGAAGAACATTTCCCGTGGTACAAGACGGTCAGCCGCCTTCTCACGGTCTTCACCTGCCGCCAAATCCCAAGCCTCGTCGTACATAAGCTTCAACGCTTGGGTACGTACCGGATCAGCATTTGGTAACTTAATCGACAGCATAAACGCCAGACCAGCTACCAAACAGTTCTGGAAGCGAAACGGGATGTCCGGCACGTTCACACCATTACCGGCGTCATAAATACGCTTCATCCGCCAGTAATAAAACACGTAGTACGGATTCTGCGTTGTACCCTGATCCGGCGCGGGCCACACGTTAATTTGCGGATACGCAGGAGTTGCACCAAGCAGGTCTGTAGTCTGACCACTTTGCCGGTTTACCCACACCTGAATCGGACGACCCTGAGCCAGCTTGTTAGGAATGGTCGAGTAAGTCGAGACGCTGATTCGGGTGATATTCAAATCCGTCTGATTAGGGCCTTGTCCGGAATCAGTGCGAATAACATGTTCCAGAAGATCAACGGTATCCACAGGTAAATCATAGGTCGTTACCCCCTGCGCCAGATTAATAGAACCCTGCTCGATGGTCCACAGGTTGATGCCCCGGTTCGCCCACTCACCAATCAAAAAGTTCAGGCTGCGCCGCGCCGTACGGAAGTCATAGCCCGTGCGGAGTTCTAAGCCACAACGCTCAAACGCCTCTTCGAATATCTCGTTGAGGGTCGGGTTAAACGCAGTTGTCGATGTAGTTACGGCCATTACCTAAACCCCGCTGTTTTCTTTGCAATGCCTTTGGGCTGTGCAACGAACTGCTTACCTTTTGCTTTCCCTGCCCGCTTTGCCTTCGTAGTGGCTGCATACTCGGCTGGGCTTAACGCCTTGATCGCCTTTTCCGGCAGGTACCTCTCTCCGGTCTTTGACGATGGCTTTCCTGACTTTGTGGTCCATTTCTGGTCCCCCCAGTCTTTCAAGCTTTGCTGTGGCGCTTTAAGTGCCATCACCGTAACTCCCAAAAGCTTCCAAGTATTCTACTGCGCTACGCAGCACGGTAGGGCTATCGTTAAACATTCCCAACGCTCTGTTGCACTGCTTGCATAAAACCCCACGAAACTCGCCAGTAACGTGGTTATGGTCAATAGCACTGTCAATAAGCTCTATTTCTTTTTTACAAATAGCGCAACACTCTTCTTGCCGTTCGTAACGATCTACAAGCTGTTCCGGAGTAATACCCCTACGTGTACAGCGTTTTGCTAACGTCCAACTATCCTTCTCTCTGTAACCCTGTATGCGTTCGGGGTTTTCTGCCGCCCAACGTTTGTGCTCTTTGTACAAACAGGTATTGCATCGACTCTTTAATAAATGCGTCATAGAGCCGCCACGACTTCTATACGCCGATACGGGCTTAACTTCCCCGCACATTGTGCATATTTTAGTCTCGGTATCCACCGCCAGCAGCCTTATATTTTTTTGCTACTAACTGACTCTTACGGGCTGACCACTGACCTGCGCCTGTGCCATGAGTGGCTGCGGACTTCACTTGGCTTACGATCTTCTTGCGAAGACCGGGCTTGGTGTAGTTACCAGCAGCGTTGACCTCCCCACCTTCTTTATATTGCGTAAAGTTGGTGTCATCCCGACGGGCTTTCTTCTTCCCGCCGGGCATCTTGGAAGGGTTAATCGCCCCCATACCACGCGAGGCCATCATTAGCAGTACCCGCCTTTTTTCATGCCTTTGCTACCAGCCATGACGATCTGCTTGCCCTTGGTCTTGCCCTTCATGGCGACGCCATCTTTACTAGGAGCCGCAGTTTTTACTTTGCCCATCGATGTCATGCCACCCGAGGCCATCTTTTTCATAGCCATGCCGCCTTTTTTCATGCCAGCTTCAGCCATCTCGTGCTTGACCATCGACTTGGGTGCGCCCTTTTTCTTCATGAACGCAATCTCTTTGCCAACCATCTTCTTTGACTCTTTCATCTCACCGCCTCCAGATTTAGTGAACTCTTTGCCCACAGTTACGGGTACACCGACTTTTTTAGCGAACTTGGGGTTGTTCGCAACCGCTTGCATAAACTTTTCCTGCTTGGCGGACTTGGCTGGCATCAGACCATCCTGCCTTTCGTCTTGCCCTTGGTGCAGCAGCCGTCCGCCGCTTTAACGTAGCCGCCCTTTTTCTTGCCGGTCACGGTCTTTACCGCTTTATTTATCTTGGCTGGCATGGACTCAGGATTCTTTTTATCCCGCTCTTCCATACGTTTTTCAGCCTCAGCGTTCTGCTCAGGTGTGCCCATGACGTTCTCGTACATCCGGCGGGGGAGTGATTTATCAGCCATGATTAAGCCCTCGTCTTTCCACGAATTGCGCATCCATCGGCACGTTTTGATGCTGACGAAACTGAGCCGCCAGAAGCGTACTTCTTAACCGCGCCGCCTTTTTTCATCGCTTTGCCTCTTTCAAGCTCCCTCATGTATGCGTCGTTTTCTTTTTTCTTCTTTTCTACCTGACGGCGGCGTTCTACTTCTCGCGCGCCTTCTGACATTTTTTGTTCTGGAGTACGCGCCATACTTTTACTGCGATTGTCAATTGTGCCTTGGACGGCTTTAGCAACTTTAGATGTTGCTTCTGTTTTGTTTTTATCGCCGGGCGTAGGAATGCCTTTACCGCTAAGACCAGCTTTACTGGATAGAAAATTCTGGCGTTTTTTAGCCGCAGCTTCTTTCTCAGGGTAAGGCTTAAGCTCGCCCTCACCTACTACTTTAGATTCGCCACCCTTTAATACGGGTACGCGTGGCGCTCCTTTATCCGAGCCAGCCATACCTTGACCTGTAAACGCAGGGGCGTTATCTGTGCTAACATTTTTATTAACGTTTTTGTTTTTAGCTGCGTTAGCTGCGTTAGCTGCGTTAGCTGCGTTAGCTGCGTTATTACTAGTATCTACTGCCGCTGATACTTCGGGCTTATATGACATGCCTTTTGCTAAAGCGGTTCTTTTTGCTTTATTTTCTTCGTCATCAGCCGCTACGTATTCTTTTCTATCTTCAGTTCCGGACTGTTTTTGCGCGGCTTTTTCTTCCGATTTCTCTTCTGGGAATTTACCCTTAATGCCGTACTCTTTTACTCGACGAGTGTAGTCATCGTCCTTGTCGCTGCCTTTACCCTCTTTGTACTTGTCGTACAAAGCCTTACCGATTAACGCAGCGCCTATACCGGTAACAATGTCGCCACCGCGACCGAACTTTTTAACTTTACGTTTCATGGCTTATCCTTTTTGCCCAATGAGTTGATCAATTTTCGCCTCAAGTCGGTTAAAGCGTTGATCAATGTGGTCAGTGATGCGTTCAACTTCAGCTTTAGTGACGTTATCACGAGCGATCTCCTCACGAGTCTTGTTCAACAAGATCGTAATCCGCGCTAACTCCGAAAACTTCTCGTGCGCTATGTAAGCAAAAAGACCGGTAAATAACGTCAAGCCACCGGTCCAAACATATGTCATTTCTATGCTCAACATTTCCATTTTTCCAAATAAATAGTAAGTTGTTTTGCTTTTTCAGAACTGTCTTGAAGGTTCCCGGCAGCTAAATTACATCTTCCGCATAACAAATCACGTACTTCATTTGTAGTATGGTTATGATCCACACAAGGACGTTCTGTTTTAGTCCCGTCCATTTTAAATTGATTCCCGCAACATGCACACTTACCGCCTTGCGCTAAAATTTTTTCTGCAAACTGAGCGGCTGTAATACCATACTTTGCTGGCAAGTTATATTTTCTAACGTCTACTTGCATACATGACCGGCAAGCATAGCTTAAACCAGATTTTTGGTTTTTAGCTTTATTAAACTCTGAAGGCGTTTTGTACTCTCGGCACTTACTGCACCGATAGTTGCCATCTTCATTGGGTTTTTTAGCTACTCCACCCCAATCTCGTTTAACGTTTAACACGCCCATTTCCTCAAACTTTTATTAATCCGGCTATTCGGATCGTTCGCGGTTTTCGACGAGGTGAGCTTCTTTTTCATCCCTTCCATTCTGGAACAGAACGATTTTTTCCTTGCGCCGCCTTCCGGTTGGGGGGCTTTCAACCCCGGCTTCCCCGGATTCGCTGCGTTGTAAGAAGCTCTCCCTTTGGCGTTTAGACCACCCTTGGGATTTTTGCCCTCTTTCCTCGTCCATGCTGGAGACTTAGCCATAGAACACCGTCGCGGTTGCGCCCGCAGGGCAAGTTACGTAGACAGTCGTGCTGCACTTAATCCCCTCGCCGGGGAACAGCATGTATACGCCCTCTGCTACTGCCGGAGTTGTGTAGGAAAACACCGTAGTGCCGCCTGTACCGTCCTTGATCGTGACTGTGCCGGGGGTGGCTCCATGACTAATAGCAATTGCTTTGGCCCGCGCAGGGCCGTTGAACGCCGTAGTACTAGCAGCCGCAGCACATTCTGCCGATTTAACGTCTGTTTGCATCATGGTGATGCCTCCTTATTAGACGTTCTGCTGACCAACCAGAGGATCGGTAACGAAGTAAGTGATAACACCAGCTACAGTACCCGAAGCCGAAGTATTGTCAGTTACAGTCACGTACGACATTTCAGTCAACGGTGCGCCAGTCACAACCGAACCAATCGACGTAGTGCCAACAGCCGCTACAGACAGCGCCGAAGCGAAGAAGTTGTTGTCAGCAGTGCCAGAGGTGTATCCAGTTGCGCCAATGTCGCAAGTACCAGCGCCAGCATCAGTTACCGAAATAGAAACGATAACAGCGCCAGATGGAAGAATAAGGTTCGCTGCGCCGGATGCCGACGAGACTTTCACGTTAGTGCCAGCAGTAGCTGGGGAAGCGTCAGCGATGTAGAAC